CGTTCAAACTCTTGGTCATAAACAGCTTTAAGCAAAGTTACTCTGTCAGGGGCTTTTTTCATAGCGATGTAATACGCTAACCCTGCCGCCAAACAAGGATAAAATCTAAACGGTATTTGTAAGGTATTAACACCTGCTGTGGCATCATCCATGCGCACAAGTTTTTCAACTACCAAATAGTACGTTTGATCAGGAGTAGGCCAAACCTGCACCGTTGGCGTAACGCTACGATTAACTACATATTGCGTCGGCCGAGCCTGAGTTAGCTTATTAGGAATACTCAAATAGTAATCTCTGCCGATACGGTCAATAGTGATGTCTGACTGCGAAGCGGTGTTTACCCCAGTTGACGAGCGTATAACAGCGGAAAGGATATCAATATCGTACGCATTAAGTGTATACGAGTTTACGCCCGCACTCAACGTGATACTTACAGTTTCGATAGTCCACTGATTTAGCCCACGGTTAGCCCATTCAGCAAGCAGCAAGTTTAAGCTGCGACGTGCAGTTCGTTGATCGTATCCAGTGCGGATTTCTATACCACACCGTTCAAACGCCTCTTCGATGTACTCTGCAACGTCTAACTCAAACGTTTTGGTGCCACTTACTGCCATTTTAATATACCTTGGTAGGACGTGAGCGCATTACCATACCACCACCACGACAAAGGACACTACCACCTTTTTTCATCGCCATAGATTTTTTCTTAACCATGCCACCTTTAGCATACCCCTGTGACATAGCATTACCACCTGTCATACGGTCCTGTACGTTAAGCCCACCCATAGCAGGGTTAGCCCCCGTAGCCGACTTACCATACTCATTGGGCGAATAATACGGTGACGATGTTTCCTGCTGTGGTTGTGCCGCCGCGACATTACCCGCTGTTTGCTGCGAAGCCCCACCAGATAAATCTGCGGTGCCAATAGGGGGGGCAGCGACTTCACCACCATCAGCATACCTACGCGGCTTTGTTTTACCTGCCTGTGAAAGAGCGATAGCTATGGCCTGTTTAGGGTTTTTAACTATTGGACCCTTCTTGCTACCCGTATTCAAAGTCCCAGCCTTGAACTCGCGCATCACTTTGCTTATCTTTTCCTGAGACTTCATTTTGTCCTCGCCGCTTTCATGTTGTCAATCAAATTGGGATAAGGGCGACCTGCCTTTTTTGCAGAAGCCTTTGCCGACGCCTTTTTTGAACGAGACAACTTCTTTGGTTTACCCAAAGACTTTGGTCGCGTTTTATCCCAAATTGGCTTTTTCATATCACTTACCACGGCCCTTTGGCTTACCAATAGCGATCATGATCGCCATACCACGGCCTTTTTTAGCTTTTGTGCCATGAGCCATGCCACCATGTTTCATGGCAACACCTTTGTTCTTGGTAGCCATACCACCATCACGCATGTACTGGCTCATTGGCCCCTTTGGTTTAGGCGTAAGCTGAGGTAAGTTTGCGGTCCCTGTTTTAGGAGGTGTTGGTGTACCCATAGGTTTTGGACGACGAGGATCCCTAACAACTGGCTGACGAGGCATGTTTGGATTGGTCATACGCATGGTAGTCTCCTATCTGTTTTCAACTAGACGATCTATTTTCTCTTCAATCCGATCAAATCTCTTGATGAGTTGGTCTAGATCGTTATGAAGATCTACTCGGGTGACATAGTTTCTGGCTATGTCCTCCCGCGTATTTGCAGTATGGCGGTATAACTCATTTACCCTGCCATTAAGATACACCAAAACCCACGCCGTTGGTATGATGATTATCGTTAAAAGGATGTTCCAAACAAACTCTAATCCAACCATCATGTTAGCATTTCCATCTTTTGCGGGCCTGACGAAGGCGGCTATTTGGGTCTTTAGCTGCTTCAGGGAACATCTTTGCTTGCCCCGCTGACCTTGCACAATACGATTTACGACGTTTTGCCCGTTTACCAGTAGGGTTATCTTCAGTAACGGCAGTACTCAGTTTTGATCCAGGATTACTACGACGGTAGGCTTTGACCCCCTTTTCCGTCATGCCCGCACCCTGCTTTGTCGGGCGAAAGTTGCCAGACTTGACAGATGTCTTGATTCCCATGCCCTTTGCCATTATGCAGTCCCCGCATCGTTTTTAACAAGAACAATATTAAAATACGACGACACCATATTATTTGAGCCGACACCCTGACCAACAGCTTCTATGTCGGTTTTTTCAGGTATAACAAGCGGGAAAAGAAATGGGTACGGAACACTTCCTGTATTCAGCGTAACAATAGCTTTGTTGAGGCGAATATCGTTTGTTCCAGTTACAACCAATCGACCAGATACAGCGTTTGCTGTTCCCGTCTGCCCGACCGTGATAGATCCAGAATCCATAAAAGCCGTGTATCCGGCAGGAACTGTGTAATGCCCTGTTACGCGGGTGTTATAATCAAACTTAATAATTTCATACACAGTAGCAGGAACCCCTGCCGTGACTGTACCTGTACCAAAATAAATGTCACCCTCTGCGCCGTTGCTCGTCCCAGCAGAAGCAACATAGGTTTCATTTATACGTAAATATGAATTAACAGTTTGCACTGCCGTTTGACCGTTTAGCGTTACTGTCTCGGAAACTGTATTGTAGTTAGCGTCCAATCCTTCTACATAAACAGTTCTTGCTCCATTACCTGTAGCATTGTCGTCAGCGTCGGATGAACTGACTTTCATGGACAATGCTGTAGCGGGATGAGGTTGAAGTCCCCCATAAGGCCAGATTGTTTCTTCAGCCGTGTCAATATCCGCGTTGTAACCAAACACAGTAATAGATGTGTGCCACGGTATTTGACCACGGGAAACTTGGAACTCAAACGGCTCTGTAGAACCTGTCCGTGTTATGGATGACGGGGGTCGTGCCATGGATCAAATCCTCACCCGAAGTTCTTTGTCATCTCAAGAACAATCGTATACCTGTCTCCAGCAGTGGCCCCGACAGTAGTAAACATAATGTCTCCTGTCTTACCACTACCCGCATTATTGGTTATCCCGCCAAACCTTGAGAATTCGAACGAGACAAATTGGTCCGCACCAATAGTGTAACAAATAACGTCAGTTGTTGCGTCCCAGAGGACGTCAACGCCCATGCCAACCGTCATGGCATCCAGTGTAACAATGTTAACTCCGGTGCAAGATTGCCCTTGGAAACCAGACAAAGCAGAAACATCTACCTTGAGTACGGCAGTCTCTCCAGTTCCATCGGAAATATTGGTAAATTTCATGACGGCTGTTCTTGTGCCATCAAAAACTACCTGTGAAGTTACTGCATCAGCCATGTGATCTATCCTCTAAATAAGTGGGGAGGGATGCCAGATATTGACACCCCTCAAATCACATTACGGAACGTAGGTGCCGTGCTGGATGTAGTTTACAACCAACCGACCAGTTCCGGACCCCGTGTTTGTCGATGTAACCATGATTTGAATATCGGTCGTACCGACATTGTACCATGTCCCAACGCGGGTTGCGTCTGCACCTGCTGTTGCGTCGATGATGCCGAGCGTACCACCTGCAACTGCCGCAGCCGCTGTAAGTGCTGTTGCCGAGGCCGTCGTGCCAATACCAAGGGTAGAGGCTGCGCCCGTCCAAACAACGCCAACGTAAAGCTGGATGCTTGTGATCGTGCTACCTGCCGGGATTACGATATTGGTCGTATACACGCCAGCAGAAGAGCCGTTGGTAGCCTGTGTGATTGCTTCATACTGTGAAAGAACAACTTCACCAACGTTATTGACATCTGTGCCAAGAGTTGTGCCCGTTGTTGATTTGATTGGGCCAGCCCGTACTGGACCCGAAAATGTAGTCGTACCCATGAGGATCTCCTGTCGTTGGGTTGTCTGCCACAGTGGCAGTCAGGGATAACTATTTATTACATAAAAAAAGAGGCGGCGCAAGGCCACCTCTTTCTATTAGGTTTTTACAAAACCCTTACGCGCCCTGCGAACCGTAGATCGAACGGGGGTCAGACCAACCGAACGAATAACGCTCACGAGCCTTATAGCGTACGTTGCCTGTTTCAAAATCGCCTTCCATGGCGGTCTTGATCGGGCTACGCACAAAGTGCTTCAGGCCGTTTGGTGCGTCAGTCTTGATGTAAAACGCATCAGGATCTGTGATAAAGTGGTTAACACAGAAGCCCTGTGGCATATAACCACCAGTCTTGATCGCGTTGATGTCATTATCAGCAGTACCAACACGCTGTTCCGACTTCAAGATACGCTCGGCGGTGAACTGAAGCGCTGATGGAATGATCAGTTTCATGCCACGAAGGGCAGTCTTCAAACCACGCTCATCAATAAACGCTGCAATGTCGATCAGAGCCTGTTCGAGAGAGGT